CCTGTGATGGAACAGACATATTTAATGAGCGACCAGAAATTCTTTCTCGTAGGCGGACTCCATTTCGGGCAGGGGCGCTTCGCGGTAATCGCGAATAAACTCCACCGACGTACCCTTACGAATGCTAATCGTGCTAGAATTCATAGTAAAAATAGTATAGAGTGTCTTGGCGCCGCCAGCGGGTCCTCTAGACCAGTAATTCGCACTACGTTTCCACTGATTCGCCGAGGAATCGTAGACGAGCTGGGCAGCCGAAAATACAATTCCAGACGGAGAGACGACTGTCGTATCACACTGTTCGCATACGACGCCGAGTACCTTTCCTGAATGCTTCACCTCATCGCCAATCGCAATGCTATCCATACGCTTCCATCCTCCGTCCGCCATCAACACCTCGCTAGAACCGGCGACTCCGAGGCTATAATCCATGACCGGTGCTTCTCCGTCAGCCCTTCCATTCAAAGCCCTTGCAGCGATACGCTGCGTCTCATCCACCACAGCAGCCGTGTCGTGCTCGTCGTAGTCGGCAACCAAAAGATCCTCGGCACCCACACGGAACCGATGTCCGCTGACGTTCAGGCACACGAGTTCTGGAACCGATCCTGCCCATACCGCATCAGGGTGTGCCGCCGCCGGTACCATTCCTGCCGACCCCGCCAAAACATAGTGCGCACCGCTCACGACCACGTCACCAATACGTACCATCGGCGTAGAGCCACCGGCAAAGCGGAAAACCGACGTCACAACTGGCGACTTATTGTTAGGAACCTCAGCCAGTACATCACCAATCACAACATCCTTGATCGCCTTATACGTTCCATCTGCCATTTTGACCTGTGTATTAGGCGCAAAGCAGAATTCAAATAAGAATTTTACAAGGTCGTTGTTGCCTAAATTAAAGGCGGCAGTCATTGCGGACTGTCCCATAAAAAGTACGGCGAACATAGAGCCGTATACTTTGCCCATCAAATTGAGGATACGAATAAAACTCATACGGACGTTATTCATCAAGAACTGAATCTTATTGCGTACACTGGCAATGAAGTTCTCTACGCCGCCAAGGAAGTTTGAAAACATTCCGCGAATACTCAAAGCCGAATTGACAATGGTCATAAGAACGCCTTGAAAAGTGCCCAAAATACTGTAAATAGGCGCAAAGACTTCGGCGGCTTTGCCGTGAAAAATACTTTGGACACAGAAATTGAAATTATCAATGGGATTGTATCCAAAATTGCCTACAAAAGGCATAAACAATGGATTACACCGGTAATCGCCGAAGTTCTTTTTAATATCGGCTAATAAGTGTAATTGAAAAGCACCGACTAATAATCCAATTTGCACAGCGGTAATAAGCACAAAGACGATTATAGTTCTTGTATAACCCTCTTTCCACGCGGTCAATCGTTCAAACTCGGATGTTTCCATTCTGAAAACCCTCTGTTGAAAGCCGTGATTTTACTTGGGTCTTACGACACGCAGTGAACGCTTTCGCTTCTTACGTGTGTCCCGCTTTCGCCCCCCGCCACTTACAGGTTTTATATTTACCATCGGGGTTGTAGTATCTTCGTCTACATCATTCCAACTAGCAACAGAAAAAAAGCCGCCCATCCTACTTATAATGTGCGTTTAATCCACGCAATATCTGCCTTGAAGACTTTGCTAGCGCGCGGTGATGTGCGCTTCGTATACGTAGCAACCGCCTGGAGCTTACGACGAACTGATAGCGAGCCGTAGCGTTTAACAGCCTTCTTTAACGCAGAACGGCGAGACTTCACAGACTTCTTGACTACATTGGTGTAACCGAACTGTGAGAGTTCGCCCTCACGTAATGGACCTATACCGGGACTTCCGTTAGGACCACGGTAGCCCTTACCTGGACGACCAACATTCTTAATCAATCCAGACGAAACGCGTACACGCGTGCCACTCTTTGTCTTACGTGTATATGCCGCACGGCGAATATAACCACGGTGCTTACGTGTTACGCTCATTGACTCCTATTACGGTTCTACATTTTGTAGAATTCATACACCCAATTCAAGAGGATGTGGGCTTTCATAGGTTTGACTGGAGCACTTCTTGTTGGAGTCTTGTACTTCTTTGCTATGTCAAATCAAAAGGAGGTACTGGATCACTGGGACGAGTACAATCAAAATATATTATTCGTCTTTTTCTTAGCACCTTTCTATAAGCCAGATAATGATCCTCGGTCCCGGCTTCAATTTGCTTTTGATAATTTCAATAATCTATTGTCTACCTTTGCCGACAATACAATGAAAACAATTATGCAACCGGTAATGCAGGTATTTAAGTTACTTACTGACGCAATTGGTCAAACCGTAGAAGGATTGTTCAATGTACGAGGGCTTCTCAAGACTATGTGGAGTCAATTCAACAGTATGACGGAGGTGTTTATGAATCGGTTTCAAGGAACACTCACCGCCTTGCGCGCGACCTTTATGAAGTTAAATGGAGCGATTGGTAAGACATTTGGCGTTGCGGTGGCGGGCATTATGTCAGGTATTTCGGCGCTTCAAGCGACTCTGAGTGTATTTGATTTGGTAATTAATATCATTATTACAATTTTGGTCATTATTGCGGCAATTTTCATTTGGCTACCGTTCCTTTTCATTGCGGTGATTGCAATCATCATTATGGCGGTGAATGCGATTAACGATGCAGGTCAGGGAGACAGTATTACGGGTATTGCGGGCGTCTTCTGTTTTGCCGAGGGTACCCAAGTGGAAACTGCCGAAGGCGCGCAGCCAATAGAATCTATTAAACTGGGAACCGTCCTTGCCGACGGTGGGGAAGTAAGAGGCACCTTAGCCTTTGAGCAGGATACCGATGATATGTACGACTTGTACGGTGTTCAGGTGAGCGGATCGCATATTGTCTACACCGACGCCAAACCAACACTCGTAGAAAACCATCCTGCCGCCCAAAAACTGCCGCAGCAGAAGCGGAAGGTGTATTGCTTTATTACATCCACGCGTCGTATTCCCGTTAGCAGCGCCAACGGTACTCTTCAGTTTGCCGATTGGGAGGAGTTAGAGAACAACCTAGAGGACCTCAAGGAGTGGAATAAGCAAGTCTTTGGACTACTCAACCCGAACCAGATTTACATGGAGCCGAGCTCGCATTGCCTTAAGTCCGAAGCCGGTTTTACAGGACAGACACACGTTATGACGCAACTAGGTCCTGCTGAAATTCGTGGAATTGTCCCCGGATGTAAAATCACTGATGCCGACGGCAAACAGACGACAGTACGTGGCATTGTACGACTCGCCTCAGAGGAGGTCATTAATGCGGTCAAGCTGAGCGAGACATCGTATATGTCATCCGGTAATTGGACGAAGGTGGCTGACACTTGGCTACAGCAACATACATTATGCGCCAGCAAACCTGCCGATGAAGAGTGGTACCAACTTTTTACGGAATCTGGTACATTTATGGTTATTGAGGGCGGTCAATTCATTGAGGTGCGTGATTTTACGGATGTTGGAAGTTCAGAGATTCATAAGACATACGATTGGGTCCTGGAAACTCTATCAGAGAAAATCTAATCTATAACTAAAGCAAATGTCTCCCAGAATTACATTCGTGCTCGTAATGTTGGGTCTGCTCCTCTTGGCAAATCTCCTGATGGTGTACGGATTCACCAACTACCCCGTGATCAATGCCGAGGGATTCGTTGATTACATGCTGGACAATGCCTCGCCGATCGGTGATAACTACCAGGCGATTGGCACGTACGATAACATTGTAAAGAAGCCGGCGAACGGTCTCTCTAACTGGCGCGGACCGGCGCCAAATGAGCCGCTACTGGGTCCCGATGTTGAGATTGGTCCCGACAACCTCTTCATGTTCAAGAACAATCAGTGCAAGCCTGAGTGCTGCCCTGCGTCTTTCAGCTGCGGTGGCGGCTGCGTTTGCACGACGGCGAAGCAGCGTGATTTTATCGCCAGCCGCGGTGGCAACCGTGACGCGCCCACGGATCTGTAAACAATCAGTCACTTTCATAATTTCATAGTATGCTACAAGCATATAATGAAATTTGCTTCTGCGCCCACTTCTACGCCCACCCCTGCACCCACCCCACCAAGGTTTCATAATATGCTAAAAACATATACTGAAATGTGTTCAAACTCCCTTGCCAGTAAACGCTGCATCAAGCGTAGCACCAACAAGGGGAGTATTAATAGCCGTGAATGCGTTATCAACTGGCGTGCCGGCGGTTAGATTTGCCTCATCGGGCGCGCCTCCCTGCGGCATTAAGGAACGGTTGAGGGTCTTGAGGGTTACCTGTCTCGTTTCTGCGAGTGCCTCGGCGGGCTTCACGTAGTTAAACGCCGACTGTTCCGTGACAGGGTCATTTGTCTCCTGCATATTTACGTAGTTCTCAAAGAACTCCTTCTCATTGAGCTTAATAGTGTGGACGCGTCCGATGAGTCCCTCGCCCATACACTTACGGTAGTGAATATGGGGCGATAGCGTACCCTTGATAGGTACGCTATACGGCTGCGGCTTACGTACCTTGAGTCTTGCAATGCCCGACTGGTCTGCAACTGCAACGCCGGCATTACGATACGTGAGATAGGCATGCTTCCAATCATTTACCTCGTGTAGATCCTTATTCTTAGGTTCCGCCGCCCAGTAAAGGACTTTCGTGCCGGGACCTACGTGAACCTCAGTGGAAATATCGGCATTCTCGGGAGTCTGAGGCTTTAGTACTTCGCAAGGGATGAGCGACTTGCCAAGGAAGGGGAGATAGCTATCACGGTTGAATCCAATAAAAAGCGCAGCCAGACCAACAACGCCAAAAATAGCATTGGCGACAATCACATTACGTCCCGTTACGTATGTAACGAGGTCCTTTCCCATAAAGCTCTTAACTCCCCAGTTAAGACCACCAATTATAAGGAGAACCATAGCAATCATATATGCTTTTGCCTTCCAATAGTGGCTCATTCTCTGTTATTATGGGTCTATAAAATCAATTCATAAATTTGCGTATCTGCGGGAATATCTTTGGCAGAACAACGGAACTGTGCAAACAATGGCTTCTCCACTTGTACTTTTGGCACAGCATTGTGAACTTCGGCGGCAAGAGCACGGTATAGGTCAAAGTCAGGATAGCGCTCCTCACCCGCAGGCGTACGAAGTACATTCTTACCGTTGTCATCGGTTAGCCACTCCCACAACAAGTTATAAATGGGACTAACCGTTTCGGGATAGAGTTTTGCGCCTTCGCGCGACATAATCTTAACGGGCGTCGCATTGGCAGGTCGGTCCGGAAAGAGTGATTCAAGCAGCGATACGGCAAGGCGGCACAGGTCAAATGAGGTATTAGGCTCTACCTTCTTGCCCTCGGCGGAATCGTAGAACGGCTCGCAATTGTACTGGGTCGCAGCGTCGTTTCCAGGAAAAAATGCATCGGAAATGAAGAAGCCGGCACCAGGGACGGTGAAGGAGGCACGACCGAAATCAATAATCTTCATCAGGCGTCCGTATGTGGGAATCTTCATATACCAGGTCTCCTTACCCTTTGTAACGCGGTAGTAAATATCGGTCACCCCAGTGCCATTCCACATAATATTATTAGTATGTAAGTCGTTGTGAACAAAGCCGAAATAGTGCTGGGCGACAACCAGACCCGCGATCACTTGAAAGAGCCACGCCGCCCAACGTGCGTCTTTTGTCTCTAGCATACCGACATCATCCGCGTCCTCATCTTCTAGTAAAGTATCCATTGTGCCGTCCGCTTTCTCAAGGAGTGAAACCTGTACAGGGAAATTGGAAAATTCTACAAGTTCTTCCACTTCATCGCTTTCGTAAGAATCGGAACCAGAACCAGAACCAGAGCCGGACTCGGAATCAGACATACGCTTGAGCCGTAATTTAGGATTTGTTAGTTTCACAGGCTCTTCATTCGTTACAGCGGGCTCCTCTTCACTGACAGTAATATCATTAGTAGCAGTTACAATACCTGTATCGGCATCTACCGATACGAAATCGTCAAGAGATAGCGCCTCGCCAGGTTGCGTAAAGAGTGTTTCTATATGTTTCTTTCCCTCTTCGTCCGCTTGATACTTGAATAGACCTAGACGCTGATGTACATTCCACCACGGCTTTCTACGTAGAGAATCGTACTCTTCGGAAATATTGTAACTATACGTATCTACGCGAGCGGAGAATGTGCCGTAGCAGCGGCACCAATGTGGCGAAATACGGCTTTCAACAAACTTAGAGGCATAGAGAGCAAAGAGGCAGTCAACATACGCTTCATTAAGCGGATTATTGATTTTCATAAGTGTATTTTTCCATAGATCGCTGGGTGCGGAAAGGGCACCATCGGATGGTAAAACGTATTCGCCCTCCATTGCGGCGAGCGGATCTACAAGATGAATACGCTTAATGAAGATATCTTTTGTAGTTCCGTCCGCCATTTTGAGAGCGCCTTCAAATGATGAATCGTTTTGGCGTTCAATACCGGTTATACTCTCGCCTGAAATGCCGAGCCAGGACGACTGAAATCCTACAATAGATGCCTCAAGAGACGGTTGTAGTTTCTCAAGCGCCGAGAAGTACGCTTGGGGTTTCTTAAATTCGGTTAGCCCCTCACAAATTGTTGTTGGCATTTGAACAGGAGTATTGGATAGTAATAGTGATTCAGGTAGTTCGTTGACGGTGGGTTTTGCAATACGCGCATTTACTTTACCATTGCCCGCCGCTGAGCCGCCACGACCTCCGCTAGCATTACCACCACGACCACCTCTTGGAGCACCACGAACAGGACCACCGCGACCTCGGTTGCGATTACCAGGCATTTCTAAGTTTCAGACCGGGTCTAATTTAAGAGACTTTCCGCATACTTGTGGCGAGGATACGCGGTAAAAGAAAAATGGCTGAAATAGGTATCAACACAGATGAGTGCTCCGGCAAGACCTGGTATGGGTTTGACGGCGATGTTGCCGACGATGGGGGGCGATTCCGCCTCCCCCCGCCCCACCATGAACCTGCGCCTTTCCAAATTTAATATGAATATGATTCCGGACGACGGCGTTGTTTTGTTTATTGGACGCCGTGGTACGGGCAAGTCCTGGCTTATTAAGGACTTAATGTGGTATAAGCAGAAGTTTCCTATTGGCACAGTATTCTCGGGCACGGAGGGTGCGAACGCTTTCTACGGTTCAATGGTACCAAGTCTGTTTATTCACGACGAGGTAGTGCCGCAGACGGTCTCTAATGTGCTCAAGCGACAGGAGCAGATTACGAAACAGATTCGTAAGGAGACGGAGGTACGCGGATCGTCTGCGCTAGACCGTAAGGCGTTTATCATTATGGACGATTGCTTATACGATAATAAGTGGGTGAACGATAAGTGGATTCGTTCGCTATTCATGAACGGTCGTCACTACGGGCTTCTGTACATTCTTG